GAACCGGCAAGCATACCGAGGTCAAAACACGACATTTCTAAATGGCCAGAACACGACATTTCTAAAAAGCTACTACAGATTTAACATCGATAATTCACGTTATGTCAACTCAACGAAGCTAACGAAATACTGTCATTTCCTACAGGTTGAAAACGACGCTTACGATTTGCAACAATGTTTACAACTAAACACATTTCGTTGCTTGCGTCAACTTTCGTCATATGAATGCCGTCGCGCCCCGTCACGGGTCGCTCGCTGATTTCCTCGCGCTTACAGACGGCCTGTCCATCGCCCGCGTCTCCGAGCTTCTACGCTGCTGTTCTCGCACCGTCCGGAACTATGTCGCCGGCCGCTCGCCGATCCCATGGCATCGGGTCGAGCTGCTGCGCCGGATCGCGTTTGACTCCAACCGAGCCGCCACGGGCGCGGACGCGTCGGCGCCGCCGCCGGCCGCGCCCGAATCGCCCGTAGTCGCCAACATCGATCCCGACCCGGCGGCGCCCGACGTTCCGCCCGACGAGCTGCTCGCATGGGTCGGCGTGCACGCGTCGCATTACCTGTCGAGCCAACGCAGCTTTGCGTACTACGTGCGCGGCTGGAACGTCGTCGACAAGATTCGGCGCGCCAAGCGCGACGGCACGTTTGCGGCCGTCCTGGCGCGATGGCGCACCTTGTCGGTCGAACTGCCGCGCATGTGGCGCAGCGGCCCGCTTTGGGCTGGCATCGGGCCACCGGCTTATGTCCGTCGCGAAAGCGGATTGTAACGATTGTGTTACCCTTCTGCCTTCATTTTCACAACAGAAAAAGGACCAGCTATGGCCTATTCCGGGGTACGTCGCGCATGCGGCGTGTTTGCTATCGCCTGCCTTTCGGCGTTTGTCGCTCAATCCGCAGTGGCGGCCGGCGAATCGCGGCCGGGAGTTCATCAGATCAAGGGCGGTACGTGGCTGGGCTGCGATACCGAAGCGCGCTTCGACAAGATCATGTCTTACTCGGTTTCCGGGGACAAAGCAGCTTTCAAAAAGGCCGCCGTCGCCGCAATCAACGCTGGCAACTGCACGTTGTTTCGTGAGGGACAGACCGTTCACCTTGCCGATGTGAAGATCCTTGGCGGCACGATGAAGATTCGCCGCGACGGCGAGACCGACGAGTTCTGGACGAACCGCGAAGCGGTCAAGTGACCTGCCCCCGAAAGCCCGCATCAGCGGGCTTTTTTCATCCTGCCGTGCTCGGGTGGTTCGGATCGTTGACACGATGCCATCTCATCTCGATACTGTATATACATACAGTATTTGCGATGCTCCCGTGGAAAGCGACGATGACAACGTGTTGGAATTCTTCAACGAACGCGCCGCGATCATGGAGTTCGAAGCGGGAAAACGGCGCTACGACGCGGACTTCTACGCACTTGCACGAACGCGCATGTACTTCGACGCGCGCGGCATTGCGATGCCGCGCCACGGCTATTTCAGTCCGTTCTGGAACACCGAATTCGGGTGGAACGATCACGACGGGAAGCCGGTTGTATTCCCGTGTGCAGCGACGCTCGCTCAACTGGCCGTCGATGCATATGATGAGGCACGACGCGCCGGCCGGCCGCACTCCATTTTGCCGGAATGGCGCGCGCGGCTCTGTCGATGAGTTACCTTCTGCTCTTCCTGAAATGTGACCGGTGCCGATCCGTCGTCGGATCGTTGCGCACCTCCAGCTCGAGCGCGGACGTGAATCCGCCCTCGCCGATCGTATGCGTTACCGACTTGACGAGCCACGGCGTTTGATCGATATCCGGCTTGAAGCCCGCTACCGTGACCGGCATTTCAGGAAACAGCTCGGCGCGGCCGAGCGCGAGCGCATAAGACATGGTCGCCTGGCTGCGGTTGACGCGGGCCAGCTCGGCCTGTGCGGCCGCTCGCGCTTCGGCTTCCGTCGCATAGTCCTCCGGCAATACCTTCACGTTCTTGTTGTTGTCGCCGCCGACGATGACGGACTTGCGCTTGCCCTTCGCATTCGAATGGTAGTGCGCGCGCACGGCCTGATAACTCTCGCGCTCCGCAACGTGGTAGCGATGCTGATCACCGGATTGGCGCGTCAGGTTGAGCACGGCGAGCGCCTTACCGCTGACCGTCTTGCCCGAGCCGATCGGCATGAACAACAGATTCAGATCCTTGACGTTCATGACGGCGTCGTATCGCTTCGCCAGTCGCGTGAGAAATGACAGATCGCTTTCGTGTGTCTGGTCGATGTGGGCGATTCGGGTTTTGCCGATGGTCGCTTCGACCTTTGCCGTCAGCGAGTGTCGGCCGGCGATCGTCTTCACGATATCGGCGATCGTTACGCCATGCCAACTTTTCTCCCGCCGCTGGTGCATGGTGTTCGTCATCGAGGCCGATTTGGCGCGGATCGTCAACACGTCCGGCGCGCCGCTGTGTTCGATCTCGTCGACCGTGAACGTCCCTTTGCTCGTGAGGGGTTCGCCAACCCATCCGATCGACAGTTTGATATCGGCGCCGCGCTTCGGGATGTCGAACGCCCCTTTCGAATCGTCGAGGACGATGTCGAGCATATCGGGTTCTTCCGAGCGCGATTCGGAGAGCGTCAGGCTGATGAGATTCGGCGCGAACAGGCGCGAGATGTCGCGACCGGCGAGCGTGATGCGATAGTCGGCCTGGGGTTGCTTGCGCACGACCGGCGCTTTCTGATCGATCATAAAACCTTCTTTGCCTTGTCGAGCACAATCGAAACGACGCTGCCAACCGGATCGCCGTTTATCGCCGATATCTGTTTGGCGGCCTTCACTGCCGCATCGAGGCTGATCCCGCTCGCTGTCGACAAGCCCTTGGCGGCCGCCGCCGCAGCTTCCGGTGCGAGCTTGGCAACAACACCAATTGCTGCCGCCTTGATCGAATTGATCGACAGGTTCTTGACGTTGTCGACGACAGCCGACGCGACCTTCACAACCTCTTTCACGTCGTTCACCGCCTGCTTGGCCGCCTTGAGCGCATCTTTACCGTTGCCCTTCGTTGACGCCAGCGTTTCATCGGCTACGCGCTTCAACGTCAGGTTGAATTCGATTTTCCGGGCGGTGCCATCCGGTCTGTGATACGTCGAAGACTCGTTCAGGCTTTCGATGATGTACGCGCCGTAGACCGTGCCGACACCGTCGACAAGCACATACGCGTTGCCAACGTCGCCCATCTTTGCCAGTTTTTCGAGCGATGCGGCCGTGCCAATGTCGTTGTCGGCCGCAACCATGCCGTTGAGGGTGATCGTGTCATCGCCGGCGCCGGTGAACTGGCTGGCGTCACGCGCGCCGACGCGCGAACTGGTGCGATGCTTCCAGTTTCGTTGCCGCTGCAGTTCCTTGTACGGGGCGGTTTTCAGGCTGAAAACGAAGCTGTCGAGGGACATCATCATGTGCGTTACTCCTGCGCGGCTCAGTCGGACAGGCGCGCGCCGATGCGGGCTTGCTTCGACCGCTCGCGCCGATCCAGCTCGGCGCGCACGGCTTGCGCGATTGCCGCTGGATCAGCGCCAGCGGCCGTGTAAATGTTGATCGTGATCCCGGCAATGCCGCCGGCGGCCGCGTTTCCGGCTGCTGGCGCCGAGGCGATGGGCGGTCGGGTGTCGATGGGTACGCTTGACCGCACGAGCGGCACGGCGGCCGTTGCTGCCGGACCACCAAACGCTGTCACGGCAACGGTTGCGAGGCCCATGGCGGCCTTGGCAACGCGGCCCTGCTCGCCGTCTATGCCGATTGCCGCGCCCTCACCCATGAAACCGCCCAGCTCGGCGAACACCCGGCTTGGGCTATGAATCCCGAGCTTTTCTTTGAACCACGAAATCGCGTTCTCGCCGACATCGTGCAGGGCAGATTTGAGAGCGTTCATACCTCCGGTGAAGCCTGCGATCAGGCCGTCGATGATCTGCCCGCCGATTGTCGTGAAGCGGCTTACCATGCCGCTCAGGAACGAGATGATGCCGTCCCAATTCCGGATGATGAGGCCCAGCAGCGTCCAGTTCATGAAGTAATCGGCGATGCCCCGCCCGGCCGAAACAGCCACGTCGGCGATCCACGTCCACGCCGCGCCCGCGGCCGCCTTGATTTCGTCCCAATGGCGAACGATGACGCCGAGCAGCGTCCAGTTCATGAAGTAGTCGACGACGAGCTGCGCTGCCGACACGACCCCGGCCTTGATCAAGGCCCAGATGGCCAGGGTGATCGCTTTCAGGTCGTTCCAGTGGTCGACGATGAAGCCAACGACAGTCCAGTTCATCAGGAATTGCATGATGCCGTCTGCGGCGCTGCTGATGATCTTTTTGACGCTGTCCCACAGCCGCGCAAAGAAACCGCTGATCGGTTCCCAATACCGATAGATCAGGTAGGCGGCGGCGACGATTGCCGTGACAGCGAGGCCGATCGGGTTCATGAGCATCGCCCGCCCCGCAAACATAGCTGCACTCGAGAACATGCGCCACGCGGCCGCACCGACTCCGAGCACGCGCGACAGGATGCTGCCCTCAATGGCGAGCGTCGACATGCTGAACTTCACAATCGCGAGTGGCCCGAGCACGCCGGCGAGCGCTACCGTGAAGGTTCCCAGCACGACGAGCAGCGCAGCGAATGCGGCAAGTACCACCAGGATGATTTTCGCCGCGGTGTCGTGTTGCTGCATAAAACCTATCAGCACGCCGAGAATCTCGCGCGTTTTGTCCAGCGCCGCGTTGTACAACGGCGTGATGCGCTCGCCGATTTCCCGCTTCAGATTGGCGGCTTTGGCGAGAGCGTCATTTTCCTTCGCTTGCGTCATTTGAGCGGCGAGTTTCGCCCCGTCGTCGATTCCGTATGCTCCTTTGTTCAACCGCTCGTTCTTATGAATCTGGACCCGCTGCATGTACATGGTCGAGAACAGGTTCGCTGCGGTCCGGTTGGTGAAGATCGTCGAAATCATGTCTTTCACCTTGTCCGGATCGGTAATGCCCTTCTTCGCCATCTGCGGAAGCAACACCTTTTCCAGCCATTCGAGCGGCGACGCCTTGAATAGATCACCGCCCATCAGCGCGCCGGGTTTGACGCGCTTGATCATCCCGATCTTGTTGTACTCGACGTTCTTCTTATCGAGCAGGCCGAGGTTCATCATTTCCTTCGCAGCACGTACAGTCGTCTTGCCCTGATAGACGTTGCTGTACGCGGACATGAGGCCAGTACCAACTGCGTGTCCGCCCATTTCCTGAATGAGCGGTTCCATCTGGTAGTAGAACGCGTCCTGTCGCATCTGCTTGGCCGCGACGCCACCCGTCTGGATGAAGTTGCGCCACTCGTCGCCGCCGACGCGGCCGCCTGTCGCCGTCAGCACCTTCTGCACCATGTTGGCTTCGTTCTTGAACGTCGCCTCGTCTTTCGTGCCGCCGCGCAGCTCGATCACCTTCAGCATGTTCATGAACTTTTCTTCGTTTGCGTGCGCGTCTTCTGCGCCGAACAGCGCATCGTTGGTGAGCTTCATCTTCGCGAGTGTCGGCATGACCATCTGCGCGTGATGCTCGTCGGCGAAGATCGACAGCGCGTCGCGCATCATCGTCATGTTGTCGGTCGTGCTGACACCCATCGTGTCCATCGCACGCACATACTTCTCGGCGTCCTTCGTTGCCTGGTCACCGAGGCCGAACGCGGTAATGCGCGAGCGCTCGCTTGTCATCTTCTTCTCTTCGTCGAGCGTGCCCCCGAGGCCGCCCAACACGTGCATTCCGGTCGAGCGCGCGGCATAGCCGCCGATCGCCATGCTGCCAGCGACGCCCTGCATTGCCTGCATCTTGCCGCGGGCCGTCGCCAGCTTCTTCTCGCGCTCCGACAGCGCATCGAGCTGGCGGGTCTGCGTCTGCATCGCCGCCGTCGCCGAAGCGATGTTCGAGCGCAGCGTGCGCTCGTGCTGCGCGAGGTTGCGCGTGTCGACGCCAGCCTGTGCCAACCGGCGGCGCATTTCTTCGACCGAAGCCGCTTGTTTCTTCTGCTCGGCACGGAGTTGCGACGCCGCCTGACGCGCGCGCGCCAGTTCGGCAATCATCTGCTGCGACGGCGGACCAAACGCACGCAGCGAACCGGCAAGCGCCTTCACGTTCGACTGCGCCGCGGCCAGCTTCGTCGTCGCCTCAGCGAGCCCCGTGCGCATTTCGCGGAACGACGCAACGGCCTTCTGCTGCTTGCCGAGTTCGGCAAGCTCGCTGCGCGTTTGCCTGAGCGATTGCGCGAGCCCCCTGTTGCTGTTCAGCACGTTTCTAAGCGGCTTCGTCATGTTGTCGATCATGTCGAACATGACGCGCAGTTTCAGGCTGTTGTTCATCGTCGTTCGTTTCGTTCACTCGGCGCCGGCGCGCACGCGCGCGCGCTCGCGCCAGTCCATTAGCTCGGCGAGACTGAAGGCGTCCAACGTCGCCGGCGTCCAACCGAACACCGACGCGATGTCCGCCATCGGATCTTCTACACGGTCTGGGAGGCCAGTTTCGATTTCACGGCCTTCGGCATCAAAAAACCCGCGAAGATACCCCCCAATTGGACGAGGTCCGCAGGATCGATATTGGCGACGTCGGCTTCGGTCAGCGTCGGCGAGCTGATGCGCGGCAGCACCTTCGACAGCGCGGTAACGTCGAGGCTCACGAGGTCGGACAGCGACACGCCGCGCAGCTCGCCCGACTTCGGTTTTCGCAGCGTGATCGCATCGATCGTCTGGTTGCCGCGCACGAGCGGCGTGTCGAGCATGTGCGTATTCGGATCGTCCTGCGCCGGCGATTCCGGCGGGTTGGTGTCCGGGGTGTAAGAGTCGATGGGTTCCATGTTGATCCAGTACGATGATGATTAGTTGATGCCTCGCAAGCGTCACCGGCCGAGGCAAAGGATTACAGCCCGATTGCGGTGCGCAGCGCGGCGAGAAGATCGGTTCCGTTTCTCCGGTCGATCATGTTGACGAAGTCGATTTCGATGATGTCCTCGCCGTTGATGGAAAGCTTGTAGTAGCTGGCAACCGTCGTCACCTTGAACGCGGTGTCCTCTTTCGCCTTGGCCGAGCCCGGATCGATCTCGCTGTGGCGGCCCTTGATGACGATCTCGATCGCATCGACGCTCGTCGAGTCTTCGGACTGGTAGCCGCCGGCGAAACGCAACAGCACGCCGTCGTGCTGCGTGATGCCGTACTGCTGCAGCACGCTTTTCATGAAGCCGCCGGCGGTCCATTCCATCTGAATGCCCTCGTTTCCGAAGTCGACCTTGATCGGGCCGCTCATGCCGCCGCCTTGGTAGTCTTCCATCTTGCGCGTCAGCTTCGGCAGCGTGATTTCCGTGACCTGCCCGACGAAGTTCTCGCCGTTCTGAAACAGGTTGAAGCCCTTGAGTTTTCTCGGCATTCCCATGTTCGATTGCTCCTATGTGTGCTGTTTCGCCGGCGATCAGGCGTTGACCTTCGACGCGAAATCCGCGAGATAGCGGTCGGTGATGCGCTGGCGCAGCGTCAGGTTTTCCAGCGGCGGAACCGGCGTGTAGTCGTAGTCGATGTACGCCTGCCCGGCCTTCAGCACGTCGGTTGTGTTCGGCTCCGGGTCGAACCACGACGCCCCGCCGATCAGGTAGCCGAGCGACACCCACTGGCGAAACTTGCCGTTGATGCTTTCGATGATGTCGCGCGGTAGAGACGGATTCAGCGGGCCGTCGACGTTCACCATCTGCGCGAGCGCGATCGAGTCGCCGACGACCTGGGCCGTGCGCGTGTAGTTCTCGAACGCGAACAGCGGATCATCCGAGCATGTGCGCGAACCCCAGAAGCGATAGCCGCCCTGGTTGATCAGCGTCGTCACGTCCTGTTCGTTCAGGTAGCCAGCATCGGTCGCCGGGTCCTGCAGATCCCACGACACATCCGCACTGATGCCCGTCACGCCGTTGACGGCGACGTTCGACAGCGTCTTGTGCCAGCCGATATCGTTGTCGATCTTCGCGCGCAGGCCCATCGCGTAGGCCACGGCCGGGACTTCGACGGTTGCGTTCGCGGTGTCGTCCCACGCAAGAAAATTCGGCCATACGACCATCAGCTCGCGCGCCGCAAACTGTTTCCGGTAGGTCGTCGCCTCTTCCTTCGTTTTCGCGCCGGCGGCGAACGCGTAGGCGAAACCCTTCAGCGACTGCGCCGTGGTGATGAGCGCATTCGCGACAGGCTGCGTGTCGAGGCCCGGCGCGCCGAGAATGCGCGGCTTTACGCCGAGCTTCGCCTGTGCGGTCAGCAGCGCTTTCATGCCGGTGTACTTCCCCTCCGCCGTCACCGTGCCGATGACGTTCGTCGTCGTCGCGGCGGCATCGGCGCCTTCCGCGACGCGCACGACGACGGTAATCGGTTTGGTCTGCGCGCCGATCGCCGTCAGCGCCTTGTGAAGCGTGCCCTGTTTGCCCGCCTTGCCGAGCGCGGCAATCACGTTCGTGATGAGCACGGGGGTATCGAGCGGGAACGCGGTCGCGTCCGCATCCGCGGCCGTGCAGACGAGGCCGAGAATCGCCGTCGAAATCGAGCGGATCGGCCGCGTTCCCTGATTGATTTCGACGAGGGTAACGCCGTGGTGGTAACTGTCCTGTGCCATGTTTTTGGCTCCAATGTGATGAATATGTGAAGGGACGATCAGGAGGCGATCGCGGCCACCAAATCCGGTGCCGCAGGCAGATCGATGTACGGCCACCCGTCCGCCGCGCTGATATCGCGCAGTGCCTGACGGTATTTGATGAGCGTCGCGAACTGCGCGGCCGTCAGCGTCGTGCCACTGCCGATTAGCTTTTCGTCCTGATGGCGCGACACAAGCCAATCGGTCGACTCCATTGCCGAGTCGCGCTTGTTTCGCATCAAAGCCGCGACCTGATCTCGCGTTGGTGCGGGCGGATCGACCAGCAGCGGCTTCATGTTTCCATCCAGCGCCAGCCGCTTACCTTGCGACTGCCCGCCGATCAACGCACACCACTCGTCGTCCGATATCTCGACAACATTCACACCCATAGGTGCGGGGCTGTCGGTGGTATCGTAGAAAGCAACGATGCTGCGCTGTTTGTCGTATGCCGCGAGCTTCTGTCCCATATTCAGAATCCCCACACAAGATAGGTCACCGCCGCAGAGGTGCCAGAGGTTGTTTGGTAGCTTTGCGTGCCCAGGCTCATACCGGTTTTGCTGAAATTGGACGTCGAGACGAGCCCGGAAGTGAGCGTTGCGTTGATGGTCGCGACGGCACCTATCTGTTGATTCGGGAATGCAATCGGAAATGTCACATTCGCCACACCGGAAGCGTTGATTACGACTGATCCCCATTGCAGAATCAGCCCGCTCGGCAGCTTCTGGTAGCCGTTCGTCAAGAGCGCGCCGGCCGCTTGCCCGGAAATGACGACCCAGTTCGACCCGTCGCTCACCAATTGCGCAGACTGTGCAACCGTCATGATGTAACTAGACGACGAGTTGTTAGCCGAATAGATCGCTCCGATCGAGGTGGATAGCGTGACCGAATTACTGTTGGCGTTAAAGATCGTGAACACCAGACCCGGAGTCGAAGGAGACGGCAGTGCAATCGAATATCCAGAAGTTCCCCTCGCCTCGATAAACGAGCCCGTCTGACTTGCGGTAAGCGTTGCCGATGCGGTAAGCGGAACAAAACCCTGAAAGTTGCCTAGCGCCTGCTGCACGAACGCTGTCGTCGCCAACTTCCCGCTATTGTCGAACTGCGCCGGCGTCGGCGCCTTCGGCGTTCCAGTGAAAACCGGCGAGTCGATTGCCGCCTTCAGCGCAAGCGCGTTCGTCATCGTCGTCGCGAAATTCGGATCATTGCCGAGCGCTTTGGCCAGCTCATTCAGCGTATCGAGCGCACCCGGCGCCGCATCCACGAGCGCGCTGATTGCCGCTTGCATCTGCAAAATCGTCGCGTATTGCGGATACGGGTTTTCCGCGCCAGCGAGCGCGTCGTGCGCATCCTTTAAAAAGCGCGTGCGGTTCGCGAGCTGTCGCAGTGGCACGTTATCGATGCCGTCCGGCCCGCCCTCGACCGGATCGGACGTTTCGAACTGGCGAATGCCGGGCGTCCACGTCGAGCTTTCAACCAAATCGGTCATGACTTGATGCTCCCTCTGTTGTATTGGCCGTCGCGATGCGCGAAGCCGTTGTAGCGAATCGGCGCCTCTCGGTAGTCCAGCGACACCAGCATCGAGCGTTGCGGCGCGTAGCGTTCGAGAACCGCTTTCAGGTTGTCCGCTTGGTCTCGCGTGATAGGTCGCGACAGCTTGACGATGTATTCCGCCCACGCGGTTTCCCGTCCGTGCACGTAATCGCCGTTGTATGTGACCGAGCCGTCGCGCCGGCGCACACGCCGGCCCTCGACAATCGTCACCTCGCCGAAGCCGAGCCGGCGAATCACTTCACGCACCGCCCAAGGCGTGCCGCGCTTCTGATGAAGCTGAATCGCGCCCCGGATGAGCGCGCGGCGCGCGTCGTCCGATTCGGCCAGTTCCCAGCCGTCGACCGACACTTCGGCGGCCAGATACGGCAGCAGCGCAGACGGACATCTGTCCGGATTCCAGTAGTCGCGAATCGGGATCGGCAGAGCATCGACGGCCGCGAGCGCCGCCGCAGTGCGCGTTTCGAGCACCGTTGCGTTCGGGGGCAGCAGCTTAGGCATAAATGCCCCCGTATTCGATGACCACTTCAATGCAATACGATGCCTGGGTCGGGCTGATGGCAATATCGCCGGCCGGCTCGATCAATTCGGTTTTCGACAGGCCCGCGGCCTGGCACACACCCTTGATCGCTGACTCGGCGACGCCGATTCCGATGCGGTGCACCTTGTCCGCATAAGCGCGCGCGTTCTTCGCCGCTTGCTCGATCAGCACATCAGCGCCCACGGCCGAACGCGTGTAGCCCTTTGCACGAATCCGATATGTGACGATCTCCGCCGACGCCACGAAGACCGTGTCGTTCAGCGGCCGCTGATCTTCCGCGCTCAATGCGGCCGCGACGGCGTTGCATAGTTCCGGTGACGCCGTACCGTTTCCCTCGCTCGAAAGCAGCGTCACGAGCACGTCGCCCGGCCGCGGCCGCGAGCTTTGCGCGTCGATAATGCGGCCGTCGACGGCGCGTGCCTTCGTGACATACGCGGCGGCCGGGCCGGCGACGCTGAAACCCTGCGGCGCGAGCTGAACGCGCTCGCGCAAGCTGTCGTCGCCCTCTGCCACTTCCGCGACGTAATTCGCCGGATCTGCCGGCGTGACTATCAGCCGTTTGAGCCCGAACAGCGCCGCGCGCTGTTCGAGGTCATTCCCCATCGCGAATGCGAGCATCACGGCGCGAACCGCATCGTTGGCGCGCTGACGCCACACCAGTTCACGATAGCTGTTCTCTTGCAGCAGACGCGCCAGCGGTTCCGATTCGAGTTCGACCGTCGCGGCGATTTCCGCCTGTTCGTCGGCTGGCCAAAGCGAGATGAGCGCCGCCTTGCGCGCCGCGTAGATCGTTTCGAAGTCGAGCACTTCGAGCGCATCGGGCAGCGGCAGGCTTTCGAGGTCAATGAGGGCGGACGTGGTCATGCCGTGATCACCTCGTTCAACGGAACGCGCGCGCGCACTGCTGCGCCGGATTCGGTCGTGTAGCCCTCGATATCGACGTACTGCTTTCCGGAGAACACTTCGCCGACCGTGGCATCGTCGACCGTGATCTGCACCCGCGTGAGCACCAGACGCGGCTCCCATCGCATGAGCGCCGTCGCGATCGCGGCGTAGAGGCGCGTGCGTTCGGCGCCGTTGTTCGGCGCGTCGATCTGCGAGAACAGGTCGGACCCGAACGGCCGACGCTTCACGCACGAAGCCAACGGCGTCGAAACGATCTTGCCGATCGACTGGTAGAGGTGGTCAAGATCGGCGATTGCGCGGCCGGTCGCGGCGTTCATGCCTTTCATTTCGGCGCGCTCACGTCATTGCCGTCGCCCTGTTCCCGGTGCGTGTGGTGCGGAAGGCTGATGCCCTGCGACTTCACGTCGCCGGTGAAATCCGCGGCGCCCTGAATCTGCATCGTCGAGCCGCCTGCGCCGCCTTTGCCCGTCATGCCGGACTCGAACGCGAACGGCCCCTTGACCGTCATCGCGCCGGTGCATGTCGTCTGCTGGGCGTCGAGTGTGATGGTCTCGGCCTGCACGGTTGCGGCCTTCGTCTGAACCGTGACAGAGCCCGGCGCGATGACGAGCATGGTCGCGCCGGCGGGCAGTTCAGCCGTGAGCGCATGCGCAGCGTGGTCGTATGCGACGACAGCACCATCGGGATAGATGCGCGTGTGCGTGTCGCCGCTGTTGGCCGGTGCCGGGAAGCCTTCGGAATAGAAGCCGCACAGCGCGACGCCCTGCGCCGGATCGCCCATCGGGCAAAGGAGAATGACCTGTTCGCCTTTGGTCGGCGGCCGCCAATCACGAACGCCGCCGGCGGCGACCGAAAGCCACGGTATCCAGTTCGTCGCGAGGTAGCCGGAGTCGTCGTCCGGGTCGCCGACCGACACGCGGCAGAGCGCCGCGCCGTGGTTGACGTCCAGAATCGCGCCCTTGCGCACTGCGTTGCGGGCCAGCCGTTGAATTTCGTTAGCGTCCATGCCGCCCATCATGCCGACCGCACGCGCGCGATGCGACAGCCGCCGCATGTTGGCGGGATGGGTACAAAAATCTATGATCAGCCCGATTTTTGCAAGCGAGGCAGCGTTGACCTAAAGTGGACTTGCTCGAATCTATCCGGGGTCGTGGATGGGAAAGATCCCGCCCCATGATGGGAGCCGCACCGGGCAAACCTCAAAAACCCCTCAGCATCGACATGCTGATTTTTGTGTCAGGTTACTTGCCCGGCCGTTGAGTCGTTTATGCCTTCACGTATCTCGCGTCGCAAAACCAGGTGTGACTACTGAAGCCGTAAGCGATCGGAAGCGTCAGGCCGCAAGAGCCGCCGGCGCGCTTCGATAGTGTGTCCCTTTGGCGAGGATGGCCCACGCGATCCTCGCCAATTTATTGGCCAGCGCGCAAGCCACCACGTTCGAGTGCCGTCGCGCCAACAGGCTGCGGACCCACACGCCCAAG